ACCCATGATGGCCTTCAGTGCATAGGCTTTTGTTTTATCAGTCATGGGTTCCAGGGCCTTAACGTAATCTTCAAACACATCGATCAGTGGGCGCATTGCACCCTGTGCATCAAATAGATCAACTTCAAGTTTCTCAATCCATTTTGCCGCTTCACCAGTTGGTGCTGAAAGCTTGCCCAGAACCATTCTGAAAGTTGTTCCAGCCTGGGCACTCTTGATTCCACTTTGGGCAAACAGCCCCAAAACTGCCAGGGTTGTTTCCATGGAAATTCCAAAAGCCCCAGCGGCTGGTGCTGCTTCCTTAAGGGCTTCAGTCAATTGTGGAATATTCGTTGATGCCAGTGAAGTTGTTTTGAACAGCCGATCAGCCACAGGCCCCACAGCCTTCATCGAAAGGCCAAAGGCATTCACTGTATCAGCAAGCTTTTCAATCGCTTCAACAGGAGCAAGATTACCCACCTTTGCAAACTTCAAACCAACATCAGACAAGTTCAAAAAATCATCTGAAAGGGCTTTTGCACCTGTGGAAAGAACGGCATAAAACCCTTCATTGATCTGGGTGGCGGACATGCCCATCTTCACAGATAATTTTTTGCTCAACTTCAACATGCCAGATTCAAGCTTCTGGAATTCTTTTCCAGTGGCTGATGTCATTGTCATTGTGTTTTTTAAGGAATCTTCAATCTTTAAGGCAGGGATCACAAGCCCAGCGGTTAAGGCCCCACCCACCTTCAGTGCGATGGCACCAAGTGAACGAACTTGCTTTCCAAGTTTACCCACCGCTTTGCTTGTGTTATTTACATGGGATTTGGCTGTATCAACAGATTTGACAAAGGCATCAACCTTGCCTCTTTCAACCTTGAACTTCCAAAGGGTGGTCAGTCTTCTAACAATGCTCATTCCTGATCCCTCAATGATTCTTGATAATAATCACTGAAATCCAGGGCATCATTTGCATCCAGCACCTGGATCAGTGACCATCGGTTTGAAACTTCTTCAAGGGTGGCCTTCCCACTTAAAACGACTCTCCACAGAATCCACTTTGATGCAAGATGATCTGGTGGATTTAGTCCTGATTTGTTTCTTTTTGCTGAACCGAATCTTCTGAAGGCTGTTCGCCAATGGGAACCACTTTCAGATCGGCCATCAAAGAAGTTATCATCTGCTTCAAGTCGTTCCAAAAATCCGAATAGTTGACTTCCAGAACAAAGCCCATCACTTCAGCCATGGCTTTATAGCGTCCAGCAAAATGAAGATCAAAAACGTTCTCACCAGCCATGGGCTTTCCATCAATCTTTACATTTTGGCCGATAATCTTCTGGGCAAGTGTGGAAAGCTTTGAACCACTCAACTGACTAACCAGGGCTTTTGCCGCTTCACCCATTCCATCTTCAGTTCTTCCCAGGGGTTCAGCGGCTAGGGAAGTTACATCTGCTAGGATATCCAGCCCCATTGAAGCTGGGTACATTGTGACTTCATAGTCGAACCCATCAATGGTTCGAGTATCAGATTTCAGCATTACATAATCCTTCCTTGCTGAAGTGTCTGCTTCAGGGGTGCTGAAGCAAGTTCAGATTATTAAATTGATGGTTTAGTTCCCACCAAAGAACATGTCAAGATCGGCGGCATCAAATATCCATTCCCTGGTTCCAGCAGCTTTTCCATAAACCCCATCAGGCGGTTTTTGAAGCCAGATTTCAGGTGCAATGTGAACATCATAGCCAGCATTATCAATCGATGTGAACGGCACGATTCCCGAATTTGCCAGTTCATCTGAAGCCATGATGATTGACATTGAAGCATTCATTTCTGAAGTTTGCATCAACCTAATGGTGATTGTTCCAGCCCTGTTGTTTGTTTTAGATCGAACAACTTCACCAGTAGCGCCCACGCCTTTTGTGAAGGTTTGTTCATCCCTTGCCACAATAACCACATCACCATCTTCAGCTTCACCCTTTAGGGCATAAGGCCCAATGATGGTTTTTTGTTCTTTCAAATCCCAGGTTTTGGTTGCAGCCATCAATTCATCCTTTCATCATCATCAGTGAAACCTGAAGATGGTTTAAGCACTCACAGTGCCGATTATGCCCACCAGATGGATTGCACCAGCCAAGGATGCTTGCCATACAATGTTGTTCAGAAGCCTTGATTGCCGATCAGCGGCGGCAACATCACCCCTCAAGGGGTATGTTAAAAGATATCCCTGTGGCCCCAGGGCTTCATCAAAAGCAAGAAACCCTGTTCCCTGGGCAAGCTTTAATCTGGCATGAATTTGATTCACAATGATTGCAATGCCATCATCTGTGTACGGAACTTTTTTGGAAGCGGCAAGAGCGGCAAACACATCTTCCTGCATTCTTGCCACAAGCCAATCACGCCCGATCATGGTATCAACCCATTCACCCGAATGAACACAGCCTTCCCTGATGATGGATCGGCCACCAATGGAATCACACATGTTCATCCTCAATCCACCCAGGGCACCCCCAGAAATCGGATTTCCGAACAGCCTGGTTTTCTGGGTTGAACTCAAGGAAGTGGGAGTGAAGCCGGCCATGTTTGCAAATTTCCAGGTGGCTGTTTCTGTATCAAGATTAACTGTCAACCTTGCACCGAACCAGCCAAAATCAATCCATTCTTCATTTCTGGCATCGGTGGCATCAGCTTCATTATAATACCCAGTGGCCTGTGGATGAAAGATGCCCCAGGTTCTGGTGAAGTTTTTGGTTGAACAATATGCGCCGATGGAATCGCCACCATCATCTTCTTCAGTCTGATCCCGATCAGAACTGGCATATCCAAAAACGGTGATTTGGGTTTCAGCCTTATCAGCACACAGGGCCTGAATCTGTTTGGATCGATCAACCATCCCGAATGGATACCAGCCACCAGAAGCAAGGCGGCAAGCATCAAAGGCTTCAGATGGAGTTTCAAGATATCCATGTTCAAAAGCCAGCTCAGTTTCTGAATTTGGGAAACTTACATCCAACCTTGCTGAAGCTTCATCGTTGATCAGAACAAAGATCGGGTCCACACCACCGACGATAAGTGGTATTACGCCCAGCACATTTGCTCCAATATCAGCGGCCCAACCTTCATATAGTTCTGTTCGGGTTGCAGCGCCCCCAGTGGTGAACGAAAATTCTTCACCATTGATTTCGATTTCATAAGAATAAAGATCACGCATATCACCTTCGGTGGCAATATCCACCGATCCGAAGTACAGATGAACTTGCCATGTAACACCCGATTCCTGAACAAAGGCATCCATGCCCATCAAAGGGGCTTCAGATGGGGATGTTTCAGAAGATGTTATCAGAAGATAAGATGATCCAATTACCGCAGCTGTAAACGGGGTGGTTGCATTGTTGATTGCCAAAGCAAGCCCAGTAAAGATTTCAGCTTCGTCGCCATATGTGGCAACATAAGAAATGATCTGGGAACCTTCATCACCTTCATTTTCACCAGAATCATATTTCCAGTTCAAGGTGAATCCATAGGTTCCAGCACTGATGGGACTTCCATCGATGCCCAGGAACCATCCCCTGGATTTGATCCTTCCCACGCCCACCTGTGTCAGCTTTGGGCTGGGGGTGAAGGAAGCATTGAACGCCTTCACCAATGGGGCATTTGCCGTTCCAACGCTTCCACCGATCTGATGAGGTTCTTCAGTCTGTGCATAATATGCAACCCGATCAAGTGGTGTATCCAAAGAAGGTGCCATCAAGAGAGGGATGCCGAACCCAGCCCTGGGGATTCCTACATTCTGAATGTATATGGTAACTTTTACCACATCGGAGATTTGAGACATTTTAAATCCCTTTCATAAGGTTCAAGGAAGATAAGGTGGATTGTCGATATCAACTTCCACCGAATCACCTGTGGTTTCATCTGTCATAAGAACTTTTTCAATCCTTACAAAATCACCAATCACTGAACTGTGGGTTGATAGTACCACATCAAGTGACCCACTTCCAATAAAATCATTCCGTACTTCTTCAGGCACTGTGTTCAGCCCATGATCACCCAGGTGGGCAATATCA